TTGTTGTGTTTGTGCTGTAGAGATAAGTTCTTCAAGCTGTGCTTTTATTGGATCGAGATTTTCAATAGACCAGTTATTAAACAGTGTTTCAACAAATGCCTTAACAACCTGTTGCCATTCGCCCTCATCTGGCGGTAATGGACTTAATCCGCCAACACTTGCTTGTATACGGTAAATAACGGGCTTTAGAGATACGTTCTCGTCATTGTTGGTTAATGTTACCCCAACCGCTAAAAAGCCGTTACGATACATTATTTCATTAGATATAGCGAACACACCGTCACCATCTACAACAACCGCACCACCAGCATTAATAACGTCGCTGCACTCTATCATCGCACTGTCATATACACCAATATAAATAGTCGGTATATATCCGCTAAAACGTTCACTATCTTGAATAAATTTAAACTGTATATTATTGCTATACTGTGCTGGGATTTCGGTAGTATCAGCGGTTAAATTAAGATTGTTTTGTGTTATTGTACTAAATATCATTTTGTTCCCCTTTCTAACGCTTTTATACGGTTGTTTTGTTCCTGCACACATTTAATCAGTGCATTCATAATATTTTGGTAATCCACACCATAATACCCGTCTTTTCCTTTATGTAAAAAATATTTGGAATAGCCTTTGTTCGTATAATCATTTGCAAGTATACCAATTCTGTTTTTATCACCGTTTAAGTAATCAAATTGTTTTACTTCTAAATCATATACAAAAGAACAATCTATATCTTTTATATTTTTCTTTAATCGTTTGTCTGACTGATTTATTATACTGTGTCCGCGCATATTTAACGTTTTATAGCATGACACTTCGCCATTTTCCATAACTAAATAACCATCAAGCGCAGTATTTGTGTTATCTGTACTTATACCGAGAGATAAATTGTGTCCATATGCGCCCTGCAGCACCGTTCCATCTGCTCCGCTTGACAATTGTCCTACGTATACCCCTTTATTAGCGTAAGAGTATACAGCCAATCCGCCATTATACATTTTCATGCCGATATAATCCGTATCAGGATGATATGTCGCAATGCTTGGTTCGCTTGAATCTAGAATAATTCCGACCGTACTTCCGCTTGACAGAGATGTACTGTCCATTGTCCAACCGCCAAGCATACCTAAATCTGCAATTATTTGTATTCCTTGTAGAATACCAGCGGTAATATAATTAGCATTAAATACGCCGTCTAATGTCCATGCCGTTTCAAAAGGACCATTAATCCCATTCTTAGAAAACCCAATCCCGTTTTGATTTATTCTTAATACTTTTTTTGCTAGTTCTTTATCGGGATTGTCTAGAAAAAAGATTTCACTTGGTAAACCACTGTCATTAAATCCATACTGCATATTTCCGCCCGAACCGCCCGTAATTAAATTGGTCTGTTCTTTCACAATAGCCATAAATCTGTCAGTCTGTATTGTTTCCAACTGTCCTAATTGTCGGTCAGTGCTTGAAACTTGATCAGTGTTTCGTTTTATGACGGTGTCTAAAGTTATTTCGCTATCTTGCGGTTGCAGATATTTAGTTTCTTTTTTCTTAATTGTAAAATTTTCGTCTAATTTATGCGGTACGGATATAACTGGAACACTCATTCCCAAATCCAATGTATCAATCGATACGTCTAGCATCGATAAATCAACGGCATTTACTTCTATGCTCCAAGAAGCCTTTATATTTTCCTGCAAAAAGGCTTCTCCCTTTGTTTTTAAGTTTTCGGGTAAAGTAACATCTTCCCACTCGTTCTTACCGTATATATAGCCAAATAGGCTTACGGCAGTTTCATTTACTAAATAATCTTTACCGTCATTCACGCTTTCAATCGTTAGCGGTAACCCCGTTTCTTCATTTTTAATACCTAAAGGTATTAGCGCGGTTATTACATTTTCCGCAGATATACGCTGTGCCAAATCTAATATATTTTTTTGAAATTCTATAGTTTGATTTGATGTTGTTCCATACTCTTCCAAGTAATCAAGATATCTTACGTTGTTTTCTTTTCTAACCCTTAAATATCCGCCTAAACGGTTAACTAATTTTTCTTGCATTACTGTTAATGTATTTGAATAATCATTGTCTATACGATATACATTGTCAGTTGTATTGGTAACATTAACAATTCCAAGTGTAAATCGCTTTTGTTCTTCAACTTGTGCGTTATGCTGATTTAAAAGACCTTGAAGATAATCGCGGATAGTTGTATCCTGCGTTGTATTAGGTCTTACTATACTGTCAAGGAAATAAGCTAAAGAACCCTCGCAAGTAAATGTTCTATTGCCCAAAATATCATCATCGGTATACAGCACCCGCCCCTCAAACACAAGGGCATCATTTCTATATAATTCGATTACAGAAGTCATTTTTTGCGGTTTATCATAATTAGGATTAAAAGGCGGGAGAGCAAACACCAATGTATTAGTTGTATTAACTTGTTCAGTTAAATCGATTGACATAGCTTTATACATATTTGTCGTACTGTCAAACAATGTATCGGCATCGCACATTAATTTTAATTTCAAAGTTTGCTCGCCCCCTCCATGTTCGTTTTTAACGGATCACAAATTATCGATAATGTAACGGTAGCGAAATTCCAATTATCATGATCATCCGTGTCAATAGAAATTCTCCCATTATAATACCACTCACTATCGCTTGCGAAACTGAACGTACCTCTTTGACCGTGCATGAGTTCAAGAACTTTTTGCATTATTTTTTGCCAGCACGGTGTCGATTTCATTAGTTTGCAATTTATAGTTATTGGGCGTTGGCTATATGTAGGACTTCCAAAATATTCTGTATAGTCATAAACAACATTAGAATACGGTATTTCTTGAAAAAAGCTCTTAACCTCGGGGATACCAATAGAATATGATTCAACACACAAATGATAATCGCTTAACAAAAAATCATCATTATTGATTTTAAATCTTACATCTTCTCTCATATTCCGTATCTCCCTTTGCGTGAAGTTATAATTCCCATGTTTTGATCGACTGAGCCCGTTATACTATAGCCTACGACTTTGCCGTCTAGATAAATCGGTATAGTAACACCCGCCATTGCTTCGGCTAGTTTTCCATAATCAAGACCCATTTCATTGTTTGTAATAAGATTGGCGCTTAACACACTCTCTATACCTTGTATTCCGCCGTATGAGCGTACTTTTTGTGCTTCGGGTGCTGTAAGTACCATTTCGCCTTTATCCAAATACGCAGGGAAAAAATCACTTGGTACATAATCCATACCAACTTTTAATCTTGGTATCTTCCCAATGTTAAAACCTTTTCCGCCTACAACTGGAACCCAATCGGGAATTTTTATTTTATTTAAACCGCTTATAAACGTGTTAATTCCGTCTATTATCCAGTTTATCGGGCTTTTGAATATGTTAGCAAAGCCACTTACTATGTTAGAGAATATTTGTTTTATCCCCTCCCATGCTTGACGCCAATTTCCCGAAAATACACCGCTTATAAAGCTTATAATTCCGTTAAATATTCCTTTTATATTGTTTATAATCGATGATATCCAATTACTTAGATTATTCATTGCGTTTTTAGCGCCCTCAACCATAAGATTAAAACCATTAATAAAGAAATCTTTTATTCCATTAACTGTGTTATTAAACGCTGTTGCAATTCCGTTCCATAAATCATTAAACCATGTCGCTAAACCATTCCATGTTTCCTGAAACCATGCAACAATCCCACTAATTAATTCATTCCACCATGTTTGAATACCGTTCCACGTCTCTATAATGGTTGCATCTATTTTAGCGTTTAATTCACTCCACCACGTACCGATGCCATTCCACAAATCAACAAACCATTGACCTATTGATTTTATTGTCTCCCAAGCCACCGCAAAGGCATCTGTCACACCTTCCCAGACTTCTTTAAAAACTTCATCCCACTTTATATTTGCTAACCAGTCGTTTACCGTTGTAATAATATCCCCTATAACTTCAAACAATGGACTAGCTACTTTCATTATGGTTCCAAGTATACTCACCAATGAGTTTAAAATAGGCAATAACGCTTTACCTAATGGTTCAATCAACATTTGCGTGTTTCTTATTAGACTTTGAAACTGTGCCCCTAACCCTTTGCCAGCGTTGTCTTTAACTTTATCCATAGTTCCATTAACATCATTAAACGTGTCACCAATAGCAGAAAAACTCTCAATAAATTTTAAGTTATTATCTTCACCTAAAGCCCCGAATGCCGTACTAGCCATTGTTAGTTTATCTTGCTGATTGGTACAGCTTTTTATATCATTAATGATGCTATCAATTACATCTTTCTGCTGTGCTCCTCCCTTGCTCCATGCTTCAAAAACATTTTTTGTTTTTGAACTGAATACATTTAAATTATCTTTAATACTTCCATCAGCCAATTTATTTGTAATTTCATTAATAGTGTCATTTACTTTATCAAGGTTATAACTTCCGTCTTTAGTACTATTCTTCATTATTTGAAAATATTCTTGAGCACTATATCCCGCTTGGCTAAATTTCCCAGCGTATTCCGATATGTTATCCCCTAGTTCGTGTGTATAGTCCAAACCCTCTTGACCGCCTTTTGCGATTAGGTCTAAGGCTTCTTCTGACGTTATACCAAACTGCTTCATTAATTGGTTAACACCTCTTAATGTTTCGTCGAAATCCATGTCCATAGCGCTTTCTAGCGTTAACAATCCCTCAGTGACATTTTTCATATCTTTTTGATCGATTTCACCAAGCTGTTGTTTAACTTTCGCCATACTATCAGCAACGTTTTCGAAAGATTCGCCATAGTTGCCAGTGTAAATATCTTTCATGGTTTCTTCATATTTGTCTAATTCTTCATTAGCTACGCCTGTTTGCGCTTGAAATTTATTCATTGCCGATTCGACGTCACTGGCTGTGTTTACCGCTGCGGTTCCAATAGCTAATATTCCACCGATAACTCCTGCTTTAGCTAACGTTCCAAAAGACATCCCGATATTGCTTGCTATTTCATCCATTGGTGCAGTTATAGTCTCGGCATTTTCTTTAATGCTTTCACCTATTCCACCAAATGCATTTTTGAACGTTTCCTTTAATTTGCTTCCTAATCCGCCACTATCTTTTTCTATTTGGCTGTTGGCTTCTTTATTATCACCAACCATTTTTTGCGATTGTTTTGCAAATTCTTTACTTGTTTCCTTAAAGTCTTTCTTTTGTTCATTTGATGTTTTTTCGCTTGAATTTTCGATTTTTGAACTAACCTTATCTAATTGGCTAGAGACTTGTCCATCGTCAACATCAACTTTATAAACTACATCACCATCTGCCATATCATCACTCCTTTTCGGCCATATTTGATAAAGCACTAAATAAATCGCCAAGCGATTGTTGTATTTCTTTTTCTTGTTCCTCTTGACTTAGTTCCAATTTATACTCAGCTTTTTGCTTTAAAAGATTGTTTATATACTCGCCGTTTGTTTTGTCTCTTCTAGGAATAGGTCGAGTACGAATATCGATTATCTGCATTATCCGAGTATCCCTTGATAGCCCTTGAAACAATGCGTTAAATTCCCACCAATGCAATTTATTTTTGTATTCAAAAAGGTTTATGCCGTAACATTGCATAAACCCTGCATATATATATTTAGCATCCTGCGTAAAATCAAAAGATTTTTTATTTTCTTTACGCTTGTTTTTATCTTCAAAAAGCACATCGAATACTTTGCTTAAAATAGCTACTACTTCCGTGTAATTATGTTGTGTGAGTTGTTTTTTTACCAATGCCTTATAGCAAAGATAAATTTTTTCTTCATCAGTATAGGCATTGTTATTAAAGACTTCTAAACAAAACAGCACATTATTAAAATAAGGTTTTATTTTATATTTCCTATTTTTGTATCTAATCTCTGTTGGCAAACTCTTATAAAGTATCATTTTGTCAACTCTTTAAGTGCTTGTTTGTTTCGTTTAGTGTGTTCTTTTATAACTTTATCAAACTGAGGTTTAATCACCCCTGCAATAAATGGCAAAATGTCTTGAATTAGTTCAATGTAATTACAGTTATAAAAATCTATTAATTTTTTTGCATCGTTTTCCCCAAAAACAACACCCATTATTGAAATAACCGCATTCCCCATTTGCATATAGTCTAATTTGCCTTGTTGAACGTTAATATTCATAACCTCAAGATTGCGCCAATTCTTTGTGAATTCATTAAGCTGTTTATCAAGGGTAATTTCAACATCAAGCGTAAGTTTTTCACCATTATCATTTTCGACTTCAAGTTGTTCTTTAAATTTTTTATCTCTTTTGATTTTATACATGATTCATCCTCCTAATATATATAAAAAGTAGGGGTTATCCCCCTACTGGCGTACTTTTTAACGTTGGTGTTCCATTAAATGCCAAATCAAAACTGATTTGTGACGGGTCTGTAGCATTTCCGTTAATCTCTACAATATTTTGAATTGTTACATTACATGTAATTGTTTGCGTATTTGCTCCCGTAGCATCTAATTGCGAAATTTGTAATTGTGTTTCTCTTTTTTTCATTAAAGCGTATTTAGCACCAAAGATATACTCTTGTGCTGCATCACCTTTAACTCTGCGCCCAGTAATTGTTAATGATGGTGCCATTCCTGTAACATAGTTATTCGCAAATCCTTTACCGCACATAAAAAAGAACTGTTGTACTTGTTCATTCAATGATTCGCTAAAGTTTTCGATACCTGCACATAATGGTGACCATGTCGCTGTTGTATCGGGTGTAGTGTCAATCGCAACCGTATAATTATAAACTGGTTCTACTTGTACCTGTGCTTTGAAATCTCCGTCAGCCATTTTATTTCCTCCTATTTAATATAATATTTAATTAAAAGGCTTGATCCGTAAATCCATTGACCGTTTTCCTCTACCCCTATCAGTTCTGGGCTTGAGGATGTTTGTATATCAATGATTTGCGTATGTTCGCCTAATTCAATTTGATCGCTTTTTAATTTGCTTAAAAAGTAGTGCAGTTGGTTTAGTGTACTGCATATTTCCTCTTGATCTTTATTTTTTCCGTTAAGCCTTACGTTCATATGATTATAACTGTCTTTGCACATATATATTTCTTGCGGATTTGACCGCCATAGAAGCGCCAAACTATTATCGGGTATATTTGTACCAAAAACTAAGCTTCCTTGATACTGTGCCTTAATAAGAGCCGTTAGAATGTTTATAATCTCGATGTCCATTATTTCATCCCTTCTTTAAATGCTTGTTGAGCAACTTTCTGCCAGTCCTTGTTATGGTCTGTTTTAGCTGCATCACACCACTCATAAGTGGCTTTAGCACTTTTATCTTTAGAAAAATTATAGTCTATACCATTCCATAATTTTTTAGCATATGGCTGGGTATATGTAATTGTTCCGTTTTTAGAATCAATTCGCGCCGTTTCTATAAGCTTCCCTTTATCACGCGGGGTATATTCTTCACTGTCCTGATAAACTTGTTCTGCTAACACCGCTCTAGCATTATCGGCACCGCTTGTAATTCTTTTTAGAACTCTTCGTTTATTTAATGTAACTTTAACGCTCACTAAACTAACCCAAGTTCATAATGATGCGGTTTGCCAGTATCATCGGGTACTAAATCGCAAGTTTGAACAGTATATGTCTGTTCTTGATAAATAATGCTCATTCTAGCGCCGTTTCCAAGTGATTGGTTATTTAATACCCATAAGTTTAAATTCGGCTTAGACAACCTACAATCGTAATATAATATTGAGCGAAGAACGACCTCGGTGTTATCTGTTGTTCTTCGTACTTCGTTTGTGTTTTGCATATGTACAAATTTTAAATCATAAGACTGCATAACGGGCTTTTGCCATTCGTTTATACTGGTAATTACTTTTAATGTGGCTATATCGGCCAGAATACGTTTAGGGATGGGTCTGAGAATACTCCAACACTCCTATTTAACAGCCCAGTTTGTTCAAGCAGACTTACCGCTTCGGGGCTTAATGAATTGTAATTTCTTCCTGCGCTTTCTTTTGATTGATAAGTGCTGTCCACACTTACTTTGCCAACCGTAAAGCCTTGCCCAGCCACACCAGTATAGGCTACTTCTAAACCGTAATAGCCATAGTACGCACATTGAGCCATGCACGCACGTTTAAACAATTCTTGAATAAAAGGCGCTAAAGAGTTTAAACCCTCTTCAGCGACCTTAAAACGGGTTATTTCATCAATTTTAGAACATGCTGGATTAACGAGACTGTTGAACGTTTCTTCATCCATCAAATCACTGCCGTAAAATTGTGTAAAATCAGCATATTTTATATATGCCATATAATCACCCCTTATCCGCCGTTTTTAACGATCGTAGCATTACCACTTGAAACCGCGAAAGCTCCATTTGCTTTAGTTGTATTAACTAATGCAACAGTGATATTCGTTTCTGATCCTGCGACTGTTACTACGCCAGCAGCTGGTAAATCAGTCCATCCGCTAGATAAATCTTGTCCGTATGTAGGTGTTGAAGCGTTAGAAGCTACTTTATACACTAATTTTTGTCCAAGAATTGGTTTAGCAGTAACTGCTACATTTGTTTGATTACTCTCAGCTCCAGCAGTTGACGTAACTTCAAATGTCCCAAGAGTTGGTGTAGTGATATTTGCTAAGATACCTACTCTACGTTTATCTAATGCAAATACATCGTAGTAGTATCTTTCGTAATATAGCCATTTCCCTTTAGATTGTGCAGTTGGTGCGCTCATCATAGCTACTTCATAGACTACTGGAGCAATCATTGCCATAGGGTCTACTAACAACATATTAATAGTTTTTGCGCCAGATTCAACTTTCCATCCTACTGTAAAGTCAAACGCTGTTTGCATAATATCTTTTGGTACTTCTCGAATTAATACTCCGTCTAATTTCCCGACATTTCGGTCTACATTTCTAATTCCAGTGCCTGCATCGATAAAACGTGTAATTCCCGCTGCTTCTTTTAAAAGTTTATACGCATCTGGTGTCATATACGCTACCAATCTATCACGGTTGATACGTTGGTTAACCATATACGCTAAATATCCATCCCATGTTTCTAAAATAGTATCTTTATCTAACACAGTTGTATCTACTGTACCGAAAGATTGTGCATACGATGACAATTTAGAAGCCATGTATGCATCCATTTCTGGCACTTTTTGGAATTGGTTAAACGTCTCTGTTACATTGGCAATAGTAGCCACTTGATTTGTTTCCTTGATGTCCATTGGATCAACTAATGTATCCCATTCTCTGTCCATCATCATTGTAACGGGTTGCATTTCAGTATTGAAATTACGATTAAATTTACCGTCGATACTGTCACGGTTAACTGCTTTAGCCCCCGAAACTGTCATCGATGGGATCATTACTGTTTTCCCGTTTACTGGTTTATATTTTTCATTGTTGGGTCCTGCCCATAACTCTGGAAAATATGATAAATAAGGATAAGCGTTGGCTAGTGTTCTAGCGTAGTCAACTGCATAATTTAAAGGTGTTTGCACAAAATCTGCCATATATTAATTCCTCCTACTTTTCTTTTGGCATAAAACTCCAAAAATCCCCAAACGTTTGTGCTTCTTTGCCACTTGGCATAGTGCCTTTTGGCTGTGCTCCAAATTGAGGTTTTGGCTCTTCTTGTTGTTCGACATTGAACATATCGGCATATTCCTCTTTAAAAGCCGTAAGCTGTTCATCAATGTCTTTTTCTTTGTCTAATCTTTCCAAGAGCATTTCCGCGTACTTGTCGCTTTTAACTCCTTTATCCGTTAATGTTCGGATAGTGTCTTTCTTTTCGTACTCTTGTACTCTTCCTAATAAATCTTTGTAATCTTGACTTTCTTTGTAGTCTTTAGGTGTGTTTTTCATAGCTTCATTGACCGCTTCTTGCTTAAGTTCTTCCAAATCTTCTTTAGAAACCATGTCAGCAGTGCTAGCTCCATACATAGACATAATGCTTTCTAATAATTCATTGGCTTTATCTTCACTTACTCCAGCCTTAACAATTTCACTACGTACACTTTTTCTTGTTAGTTTTGGCATTATTCTTCCTCCTGCGTTTAAACTAATAAATAACGTGTGCCTACATTTAACGGATGCAGACGTAACCGAAAGCCTACATTTAACGCCGATAGACGAGGGCAAAATAAAAGGACGTATAAAACGTCCTAAAATATAAAAAGCACTCTTAGATGCTAATTATTTAATCATCATCAATATCAACTGTCGTTGTGTTCTTCATACCGCCTAGATATTGACCCATTTTGTAATCTGCTTCTTTACGCAAATAATAAATATATTCATCAATCTTGTTTTGAACATCAACGGGTAAACCGTCTTTAGCAGTTGTCATTTTTTCAATAATATTAATGAAATTATCTCTTGCAAGAATGATTGTATCTTCACATTCTCTGTTCTCAACGCCAAGTAAATCGTTTGTGTAAGCTAAAACCGCATCTTTAATAGACGGTTCAGCAAACCCTAACGGAATACCTCGTTCAATTAAATCATCCGTCATTTCACCGATTTCGTTGTACCATTCACCCAATAATGGATGGATAACAAAAAAACTCTTGCCTACTAACATATGATGCAGAGTTCCTAAATTTTGATATACGATTTTTAAATATGATGTTAAATCTTGATATGGATTCATTATTTAGCTCCTTTTCTTCTTGAAGATGGCTTCTTAGGTTCTTTTACTTCTTTTTGTTGTAAAAAATCATGGTATTCTTGCACTCCCATTTTTAAACCACATTTAAGGCATGTTACTCCATCTTTGTCGCCCATAAATTCATGTTTGCAATCCATTGTTTACCCTCCTGTTTTTTTATCATTATTTAACGATTTGTTCGCGATCATATCGTCGTGTTCGACCCGTTTCATTTATAAACTGTCTCATTTTAGCTTGTCTTTGACTTGTTACAGTTTTTTGCTTATCAGCTTCATCTCTTAAGCCAGCTTTTCTATACATTTCCTCTTGTGTCTTTGATGCGCGGATTTCGCGTTCAATAGCACGCTGTTGTTGGCTTTCTTCATATATACGTTTATTTTCTCTTTCCTGCTCCTTTGATAAAGGCTTAACGTTATTAATCGATTGTTTAGGTATAAACGGATACAGTTGATGCCCGCAGTTAATACCAAGCAATCCATCCGCCTGACCGTAACTTGTACTTGACAAAGCTATAAAACTTACTTTTTTACCGTTCGCATCGGTTGTTGTTCCTTTTCTGTTGTTTTTTGAAACTATCTTCCCTTGCCACGGAGCGCATTTGGGTCTTGCACCGCTATGCTTAGAAACAATAAATAAATCGTTCCCATAATCTTCATTTCTTTTTACAACCGTATCTATACTCAAGTTGTGAACATTTGTTCGTACATACATATTCGCATAGGCTTCGGCCGTCCATTTTCTTCCTGCTTTATCTATAAATGCTGGTATATTTTCTTTAGCTATTTGCCTTATTGCACTTGCAACAGCATTTTGCATTGTTTCTCTATGCATTATCTTTTCTGTGGCTTCGTCTAATATCTCATTTCTTCTTGTATTATATGCAGAAACAACATTATTTAATGTTTTATTAAACAATTGCAATATCATACTTTGCATGGTATTACCCATTGTATTAAATGTTATTAAGAAATCTTCTTTCATATTTTTCTTAAGTTCATTGATGCTTAAGCTAGCTGTATAAGCGGTTGTTTTCTTTAATAGACCGTTTTTAGATGCTTCTTGTAATTTTGGTTCTATATCCTCCAAAGTTTTATCTATAACGGTATTTAACGTGTTATTAGTAGTGCTTAGATATCTGCCACTGCTTATAATACTTTGCGTATGTTTTAACAATAAATTAATTTCTTGGATCCTTTTTTGTTGCCAAACCTCAATCGGCTCATCAATATCTTTACCAATGTATTCAGCCATCATTATTAGAATTTGATTAGTTATACCGCTATACATTTCCTCAAACGGTTCACTTATTTCTAATATTTGTTGGCGCGTTATCATTGCCACTATTCTTCACCGCCAAGAGCGAAATCATCAACCGCTATTGTATTTATTTGATTTTCTTTTTTTATTTTTTCTATTTCTTTAAGTGCTTCTTCTCCCGTCATTCCTAGCACCTTTTCCATATAAGTTAATTTAGACATTAAACCGTTATTTACTAATACAATTCCCTCATTAACGTTTGTTTGTCGGTCTTGTAAGATTGAATCATCAAAGATTACTTTAATCTCTAAATCATCATTAGCCATATTTCCAACACGTTGCCCTTTATACTCAATGTCGTATAAATCCGCAACATTAACTATTCCTTTGATCATTTTTTCAATTGCTTCTTTTATTTGTAATTGATGTGATTTTATAGTTTTATATGTTTTGGAATTCTCGGAGATTACCTCTGTTGCGGTTTTTAGTCCTTGTGATTTATCAAATGTAAACGTTCCTGCACTAAATCCCAGTTGTAAACATAAGGTGCTTAAAAAAGCATTAATTGCGCTTATGTGTTCTTCTACTCTCAACTCAACAGAATTATCATGTATTTTTAATTGTTCTGTATCATCCGTTGCTAATGCTTCATACACTTCATCGTTTGCATCAAAGTATCTTTTTCTTTCGCCAGTTTCAGGGTCAACCACCATTCTAACAGCACTCGCTGGGACAATTATTCTCTTCTTTCCTAACACAAACTCGCGTACGAAACTGTCATAACAAATGTCTAACGCGTGTAATGTTGCTAATGCATTAGCATAAATACTTACTCCTAATGGGCTGTTATCGTCAATGTTGTTCGCAATAGCTGTTCTGTAATAGTAAAATAGACTATCCTCTACATGTTCAATCGAAGTTGATTCATTCAAAAATGGATATATTGTTTGCAGTGGATATCTAAAACCTAAAATATCCTGCGGTTCAACTTCACCGCTAGCATTTTTAATTTCACTTCTAAATAATTCATTTTCAACTACATATGTAGTTCCATTCCATTTATGCCACTCTAACCGCGTGTAATAATACCCGTTCTTTGCTTCTCGGCTTATAAATACTCCCTCTGTAACTTTGGCGTTTGTCCATGCAGTTGGCACGAACTGATCTGCCATAGCATAGCCAATTTCAATATGCTCGCTTCCTAGTACTGGTTTACCGTCTAAATGATCTGCTTCCGCCCAAACTTTTAGTGCTCCGCCCCCAAGTGCCAAAGACTGCTCGATATGTTCCTGCATCTTTGTAAAAAAGGCATTATCTTTTAAAACTTTTTGGATATAATCGTCTAGAGGATCTGTTTCATTTTCTCCGAGTTCTTTTCCCGAAGAAACATGTACTTCGCATTGCTCGCTCCATATTAATCCAGCCAGTTCCGCACACACTGCTTTAGCAATTCCCATTGTTTCTATATTTCTTTTTCGTATAGGGTCTTTTAACGTAGGTGACAACACTCGATGCCACGGTTTATAAAAGCCTTTATAAATATACTTCCATGGAAAGATACCAAAATAATAAAACTGGTTAAACGCAGGAACACCGCCCAATTCAAATATATCTTTAATAGGTTCTCTCATTCCACTGTCTGCCATAAATTTCGTAGCCACCTCTTTTACTTTCTTTTTTATCTTTTTAAACATCTGCACGCCTCCTACCATATATCGATAATTTGGTTCATATACGGCTCTACCGCATATTCTTGTGCATCCAAACTATCTATGTTATATGTTCCATCATCCAGCCTAACATCCTTTGTAACGTATTTAGAATCCCATACAGCAGTTTGAAATGCTTCTAAGGTGTATTTACATTCGCGCATGATTTTATGCTTGCCTATGCCATGTAAACGACAAAAAAAGCGTATGCGGTTGTTTATTTCACCTTTCCTTGCATTATGTATGCTTAGCCCTATTCCCTCTTTTGCTACTGCGACTTTCAACCCTCTTATAAGAGTTTGCTCAGCACTATCACAGTAAGCGTCTGTTACAATAAAAAATCGTTTGCACTCTTTTACAAACGTCACAAAATCTTTTTCTAATTCTTTAGGCGTCATAATGCCTTTACGGTAGTACTCTTTCAAAGTTATTACCTCGTTCATTCCCGAAGTATATCCCGTTAAATTAAATGTGGTTGCCGAACCGTTACCGCCAAAATCTACTCCAATAGTAGCAAACATAATAGGCGGTGCTTCATCGATAACATAATCTTGTGGTCTATCTGCTATTTGCGTATATATTACACCCTCAGCCGATTTCCATAATCCTAAGATATAACGATCATAGTATACCGTTCCAGCATATTCCTGCTTTAGATTAGCCACAAACGATGGGTCAAGTGTCGGGTTATCGTCTATTGTGTAAGATTGACAGTATATATCTGCATCACTTTCTAGAAACTTTTTAAGCCAGTGGTGTGGGCTTTCGGGATTTAAAGTTCCGTCGAACTTGCTATACGGCTTATCTAAACGCGATTTAAGCATTGTGAATACTTCTTTGTGCCATGTCGCAACCTCGTCACCGTAGCAGTATTTAATACTTGCCCCTCTTATTCTGTTTACTTGGTTAATCTTATCCGCTCCTAAGCAATATACTTTCTCCCCGAACATATTCGCGGTATTATCGCTTCTAATATTACCAACTAACTGTTCTCCATATATATTTTGCAAAGGCTCTATTACGTTCCTTTGGAGTGTGCCCTTTGTATTTCCTAAAATAACAACCAATCCATCTTTTCCAGCAACTTGCCTTATTCGTTTTGGAATAACAAAGTAATCTAAGTAGGTTTTACCGCTACGTGTCGCTCCTTGCTTTATATTCCAACGATGATTAGCGTTATCTAAAAACTCACGTTGTTTTTGTGTAAATGCCATTAAATGACACCGCCTATTTTTTCCAATACCTTGTCTAATTTCTCTAACGATTGATCTGTTTGTACTGTTGGTGTGAATTTATCTATTATTATCCCGATTGATGTTGCTAATGCCTGCACACTTGATTTTTTTAGTTTTTCTGGTTCCATCATCGATGCTAACGCCATGTCAATGAATTCCATTGCATCTTGTTTTTTATTATCTAGGTATTCAAGCATATCTTTGGTGTTTTGCTCTTTTTTCTCTTGCGCTTTTTGAAGAATATCCGTGCGATTGCATAATCTCCTAACAGTATCTTTAGATACCTTGTTTTTTCTTGCTACTTCCGAATAGTTTCCGCACCCTACATAATCGGCTATTATTTTCTTTTTCTTCGCATCTGTTAAGTGTTTTGCCATTCTTAAAGCACCTCCAATATATATCTATTATGTTGTCTAATTCTTCATCATCGTCCATTTTCATGCCCCTTATGTTATTTAAGACGATACTATAGGGAGAGTAATAATATCGTCTTAGATAACAAAAAAGCAGTCATTTGACCGCTTTATAAAAATGAAAGGAGTTTAGAAATATAACTAAAAAACATGTCGCCGTGTGGATTAACCAATTTCCCACAATACAATAATAACACATAAATAGTCTATTTTAGTCCCAGTTTAGTCCCAGTTTGTTATTAATATATTTCTTTATCATAATCATCGATTGTCATTATCGGGCTTAAACATAACAACATATTAAGCTTAATATATACATCATCAAGTTTTCGATAAAATACCGATCTTGAATACCCTCGTTTAGATGCTATAGCTTCCCTTACATCTGAATTATCTGGGTTATTAGAAAATATAATGCACACTTCTTTTTCTTCTTCGTTTAAAACAGTTATCGCACGTTCCAGCGAATTAATAAGAAAATTATAATTGCTTATAAGAACATCGTATTGATCGCATTGGTCTATTATCTTTTGCATTTTGGCAATAACGCTACTGTGGTTCCCACCTGGCATATTATCACTTCCAATAGGAATAGCACGTTTCATGTCCATTAGTTCGTCTCTAGTTTCTTCCAAAAGTTGAACAGTGCGTTTCCATTTCTTCCAATTTTGTAGATAATACTTGCTTTCTTTCATTATGCTATGTCCTTTCTTATTAAATATCTGTTTTCAAGGAGTTTATTTGAGTATGTTACCTTTTTTATATGTTCTAAAGTATATTTATCTTTAAAAAACTCTTCTTTAATATCTCGTAGGAAACCAATATAAATTAATTTTCCTCTTCTTATATCGTGGACCCCGTATTTTTTAAGTTTTCTATATCCATAATCTTCGAAGCCAAGTTCTTTTATAAAGTTTTCATAGCTTTTAAATAAACCGCATATGTAATCTAAGTCACCTCCCTCACTGTAAAATGTACCGTCTCTAGGCACACAACCGTATTTATCTACATAAGTATTTACAATCTCTATATTATTTTTTAATTTATCCGTTATTATCATTTTTCGACCTCTTTCCTTGTGGATCTTCTCCTATTACATATCCTCTAAGTTTAGGTTTAATTATTCCTGCTCGTACCTTGGTACAATGTTGTATAAATGTTTTCGATGATTTCTTTCCCATGTATGCAGCACATTCCTTAGAACTTCCAACACATACGGGAAAGTCGTTTTCATCGTATATTGCATATAACTTACTCATTTTTTTAGCTCTCTAGATTAGCGCATAGCACTGGAAAGAAACGGTTTTCTTCGAAATTTATTAAAGAAGTGCTTCCGTCTCTATTTTCAACTATAAATACATAGTGCTTTAAAGCTTCAATCCCTATATCCACAGAAACAATTTTAAATAACCATTTTACTTTAATATCATAAACCCACATATTAGGCTTTAAATCTTCAAATTTGTATGGTTCAATAAAATATAATTGTCTTCTTAGTTCATCATTCGAATCACTTAATTCTTTTGCTTTATCAATAACTCTTTTTAATTGCTCATCGCAAGCTCCCCAATTATTGTATAACATCTTAATGTAGTCTATTAATTCTTTCTTAGTTTGATTTTTCAAACTACTATCTCTATGTAGCTTAAAGTGCTTAAATTCCGATGTATTTTCTTTTGGTTTAAAATGTTCTTCGATTAACTCCTTAAATGCATCACGGATAGCAGGACAAGTCTTTACTCCATAATCTAAGTGCGTTAAATATTCTTCTTTGCTAAGCATCTTCTTTCAACCACTCTTTCCAATCGTTTACCTCTTCGTTGATAAATGTGTAGTCAATACCACATGTTTCTTCAAATCCAAACAAATCATCATTGTCATCGATATGTAACACTTCAAAACCCTCATTAGATAATTTATCAATCAATACTTCATAATCATTATATAAATCTTCGTGTTTATCTAAAACCCAATCAAAAACATCTAATTTATCTTCTGGCACAATTACATCTATAAATACATCCCTTATATACTTTTCTGTAATTTGCACTCTTAGTTTATTACTCATTAAATCCACCTCTCAACAACCATCTTTGTCCTCATCAAACAATCCATATAATGGTAGCCAATATAATTCGTCTTTATCGTTATAATTTTGAATTGTATTAACATAACCATTTATTTCATCTTGATACACATTCTATTTGTTTGTTTGAATTGATAATTCATACAAAGCTTCTTTTACTTCTTTATTTTCTATCATAACCATCCTAACTCCCTCATTTGTTGATTAATTGCTTCTAACAACTCTTTTTCAATAATACAACCGCCTACCTTTTTAAACACTTGTTTTTCATAGTCATAATTATAAAGTTGAGCGTAGAACCCTTTGGGTATAAAATAAACTTCTCTTTTAATACAATTTGCGAAAACGGCTTCATATTTTATTTGAGCGTGTTCGCTGTTATTTTGATTTATACATAAAACTTGTTTAAATCCTAATTCCTCAAACATTTCTTTAGCACTTAATTTTGTTAGATTCTCAATAATTTTGTATTGTTTTTGAATTTTATTCATTTTCGTATTTTCCTTTCATTTTCAATATTCATACATACTCTTTCACAATGAATCCAAGTAGTTTAATTCTTCCTGTAAAAGACACAGAAGTCCCACATATTCATCTCTAAGGCTTTCATCATATTCAATTTCAATTTCGTTTTTTAAATATTCAAGCTTTTCCTCAAGATTCTGCTTTCTCATTTCCTTTTCGTAATCCTCTTGCGATTGATAATAAGGATAGTCTCCAATAGTCATAGGATTTTCAACATATTCCAAAGGAATATGT